ACCTTGTCCGTGAGCTCCGCCGGGGTATCATCGACTCATCTCCCTACCTTCCCAAGTCAGCTCGTCACGTTTTGAAGCTCCTTACGGGGCCTCAGAACGTGACATGGCCGACTTTGGGGAGGACCGAGGTGACGTCGCGTGGTATCTTGATGGGACTGCCAACCACTTGGGTCTTCCTATCACTCGCTCAGCTCTTTTGGGCTGTCGAGGCTTGGAAGCCCATTTGGGAGACAGTCACACCAAGAACCACCTTCTTCGGCAGGCCGGGGGTGACGCCCGCGACCGCAATCTGCGGCGACGATCTCGTTGCCTGGTGGCCCGTAAAGGCTATCAGGACTTATGAGAAAGTCGCCGTCGACTGTGGTTCGACCTTCTCGGCCGGCAAGCACGTTTCTTCAACCAGGTATGCCATCTTCACTGAGGAAGTATACGAGTTAAATCTCGTACACTCCCCGGCGCGTTTGGCTTCCTGGGAGAGGACTCGTGCTGGCCGGTTCGAGAAGGCCGGGAAACGGCATCGCTTCCATCACCTTGTGTGGCGGCGGATGCGCGGTGTCGCGGAGAGGGGTTTGGTTGGGGACGGAGCGATCCGCCTTCCAGCCATCCCCCTCCGCGGCCTCGTGCGCCCGAAACGCCTCCCCGGTGATCGAGGAGATACCGTTCCCTGGTGGGCGGCACTCGGTCCCGCCGCAAGTGCGATAGCCGATTCCACTGGGAACCCCCGTGCAGTTCGCCGTGTCCTCCGGACTCTCTGGCCTAGCGCTTGGCGCTGGGCTCGGGAGCACGGATTCGCGGCGACACTGCCGAGGGAACTCGGTGGGTTCGGTTTACCGCAGTTGCGGGGAAGGCCAGACGCTGTCGGTTGTCTCCCTCACCCGTTCAAGAAGGGCGTATCGGGATACCTCTACGCGTCATCTGTTGGAGTTCGTCCTCCAGATGCCGCGTGGGGTGTATTCAAATACGCCTCTTGGCGAACGATGGCGAGGGAGTCGGCCGACTGGAAGTTCGGTACGAGGGGAGTCTTGTCCCGTCGCGGCAGGGTACCCTGGAATGGCCAGGCGGTCCCTCTCGGTGACATACGTGTCACCGAAGAGATCGTCACAGCCCTTGCCAGGGAGCTTACTGCCTTGATGGGCCTCGAGGCCCCTCGCCCGCACTTCCGCGTCCCACCCAAGTCACTCGCGCGGAAGATCCGGGGATTTTACTCCCGGGTCTCCAAACGAGTGAAGTGGGTGTCTCTCCATGGATTATCGCCGGGGTCCCCTCGACGGGCCCTCCTGAGGAGGCTGGAATCGCGCTACCAGAGTAAAATCTGGTGGGCGTCGGTAACAGCCGCCTCGGAGGGATTCGTCTTGGGTCTCCCGGTTTCGGCCAAGCGCAGTCTCTCGACTGCACTTGGGTGGGCGTTTGCAC